GCATTTGGCCTCGGCAAATCTCTCGTTGACCAGTTCTCGCTCATTTCGCGTCCTCCTGCTTCGGGGGCCACGCATTAGCCTGACCTCTGCGATACGCCTCGATTATGCGCTGGTTCATCTCGTCTGATCCGGGTAGGCCGATATCAGGACGCGGCCTCAGGTTGATGTGAGCAGGGATCAGCAAATCTCGCACGGCTGCTGGAGTCTCATCGAAGGGCGCAAGCTCCCCAGAAGCACCCTCGGCCCGTATGCACGTCCAACTCACTTGCCCTCCTTGGCCCAATCCCTCTTCTTCTTGCCGTACCGCCGAAAGCGTAAAAGTCTTGGCGCAGTGGACCACCAAATCGTGGGCATTCCGTTCTTGTCCTAGGTAATGCGCTGAAACACCCTAACAACAGTCACCGACTTGAATCCTCCGGGCTGGGGAAAAGGCTTTTGCGAGGGCAGAGACCACGTTCCACTACATCATGAGCAGAGATGATAGCGTTTGCGTCATCAAAGAGCACCTGAACATACCTGCGCAAGCTCTCAATTCGCTGATAGCGAGTAAGCCCTTCCCCTACTGCCTTCTCGATATGTTGTGCGCCACTCGCTAAAATCCTACTAACGTCTCCGGCAGCATCCGACCACATATCACGCATTCTTTACTCTCCTGAGTGGATTCTGTTCTTGTATTTCCATGCTTCGTACCAGAACATGAGCACCACTCCGATGAAAAGTATGGAGAATCCCATTAGTGCGCAGATAACCATCAGACAGGCGAACTGGTTATCGCTCATATCGCCGTTTCCTTTTCGGGGTGAATTTCATCGATGACCTTGCCAACGATACGAGCGTACTCAACCTGCACGTCAAAGCCAATTCCAGATTGGTCCATAAGGCTGGCATCGCGGCACATCTTGAATTCATCGATGCAGCGCTTGCGAACCCTGCGAGTCTCGGCTGCTTGATGCTCATTGTGCTCTGCCATCCATCGCAAAGCGACAGCTAACACAGCATCGCGGTTCTGTTCGCAATGGCCACATTTGCAGGTACCCGCGACTGCATTTGCTGTATCGAGAAGACTTTTAGGAACCACCCAATCCGTCAGGCTCATTTCTTCTTTCCGATCTGCGCCACGGCCATCCTGAGAGCATAGCGAATCGCTTCAGCCGCGCTGACCTTGAGATTCTGCTTCTCAAGATACTTCCGAATCGCTTCGATGTTATCTCGGTCTTCCTGCTCGAAGGCCATCGTGGTCCGTTGCTTTACCATGTCACTGTTATGCACGAATTAATCATACCGCCATAACTTTTATGTTGCAATGGGAATCTAGTTTGTAATAAATTGCGATTCATCGTTACTTTCCTCCTTGCCAACAGGGCCTTTCGTACCGTTACCGTCATTCCCCATAAGTGCCATTACATCGGTGCAATCCGAGGAGTAGAACTGTGTCCGAAATAAAGCACACGCCGAATCACGATAACTGTCTAGCCTGTGAAACGTTCAGGGCCAGCTCTATGCTCACTGCTGAGATGTGTTTCTCCGTTGCTTCGGTCCTCTGGTTGAGAAGTCACAGCCAATATATCCAGAAATCCAGTCTTCGGAACTATGAGCAGAAGCGTAAGAAACTAGAGGAGTTCTATCGCGATATGCCGCTCGGTTCTTTCCATATCGGGCATATTCGCTCCTACCAGCAGTGGCGTATCCAGCAGGTCAATCCCGAGATGGTCAACAGTGAGGTTGGATCGGTTCTGATTCCCATGCTGGCAGAGGTTGATCTGTGGGCAGGCATGATGAAGTTGTATCGCGGGCTGCCTGTTCCCCCTAAGCGAGTACGCCAATCCATGACGGAGGAGGAGATGCGGCGGCTGATTACCGTTGCGCTCGATCCGTCGAAATCCCGCAGGTTACTAGCGGGGCATTGTCTTTTGGTAATGTGCAACACCGGCCTTGGATTTGGGGAGCTGAAGCATCTGAGACGGCGGGATGTGGTCCTAAACGAGAGAGAGCCGTATGTTTCCGTGAACGAAGGTTTAAAGAACCCCTACAGGCAACGGCTGATCCCATTGAATTGGATTTCACTACGTTCTATGAGGTGGATCGTGAGACGCTGGGAAGACTTAGGCGGAAGCGAGCCGGAGCAGTACGTGCTTCCTCATTTGGCCCGGCGTGCACCGGGGGACAAGAATAAGAAAAAGAAGTCCGACCCCATCTTCTCAGAGCCCATGCTGACCATCTGGAATGCTGCCCGCAAGATCATGAACGAAGCAGGTCTAGCGCACATGGACCCGTACGATTGCAGATCGCACTTCGCTACCAAGATCATGGAAAACCCTGAAGTTTCAGAGATGGAAGCCGGGGAATGGATCGGCCACAGTAAGGTTGCGCGAGAGATGAACCGCCGCTACTTCGCTCCAAAGATGAAGAAGATGGTGAAGGCTGTGGATAAGGTAGCTGTCGATCCCGAGCCAGTGAACAAACTTATAGTATTTAGCGGCGGCAGAAAATAACTGTTGACATGCACCATGGTGTACCCCTATAGTCAGTGCTCATGAAACCAATCGTCATTTACGAGCACAAGTGCAAGCGTTGCGAAAGGACGTTTCGGTCTGATTCGCAATCGCCTGTCCGGTGCGGTAAATGCAAGACGCCGTATTGGAATCAACCGCGTAAAGTCACCAAAGCCGCATAACCGATGTAACTGAATTCCAAGAGCGAGTAATCAGATTACTCCACCCAAGGCGGAAGTCGGCATTTCGGGGAAAAACGACAACCTGCACACGGTTCACGTTTATCCCTCCCGCCAAAAGTGAATAACTGATTGCTTGCCAGAAAAAGGCGAGCATGGTTTGCAAAATTACACTCACAAGAGGATTTGAGGCTCTAGTCGATCCAGCGGACTATGAGCGCTTCTTGGGGAATGGCAAGTGGACTGCCCATCCTGGGTACAAAGGCAAAGTCTACGCGAAGCGTTATGGGCGGAAGAATGGCAAGCAATGCGTTGTCTTCCTTCATCGCCTCATCACGGACGCACCGGATGGAATGGTCGTTGACCACATCAACGGCAACACCTTAGATAATCGGCGCTCAAACCTTCGGCTCTGCACTCATCAGCAAAACTCCTGGAATCGCAAAAGTACGGTAGCCAATACCGGGTTCTTCGGTGTTCACAAGAACTTTCGCAAGAACAGCTGGCGCGGCATTGTCTGCCTCAACGGGAAACTTCACTACACCCGCTCCTGTAAATCCCCCGAACAGGCCGCCCGTCTTCGCGACGAGCTTGCTATCCGTCTGTGCGGTGAGTTCGCAACCCTCAACTTCCCGACTGAGAGGATCGCATGACCGATACCTTATCTCCACTTCACAGCCCAGAGATAGCTGAAGCGCAAGCCTCGTTCGATGCAGCCGTGCATATGGAAGGCGTGTTGGAAGATGCGCTGAACGTTGTGCGCAACGACCTGCGTGAGGCTCGGAACAAGCTGATGGACCTGAAGGCGAAGGCATTTCGCGAGATGGAGGAGGCCCAATGAGCACCTTCCCTGATATCGATCGCCGCACGGAAGCCCCGATGCCGTATGAGCAGTTCTTTGATGAAGCGCTGCGTGATTTTGCGCGGTTCTTTGCAGCCTTCGTGCTGATGTCGCTGCTCTTTGCTGGGGCAGTTTACCCGTGGCGCCATGAGCTTGCAGCCCTTCCCTTCTTTGTGCTGTTTGTGGGCGGGATGTGGCTGCTGGCCGGGGCAGGGAGGAAGCAATGAAGCATCTGGTCTTTGCATCTTCGCCTTGGACTTTGACGCATGTGTCTGGCTCAAACTTCGCAAGTCAAGAGTTTGAGCTACGCGGCATGTTTGGATCTACGCCTAATGTTTATCCAATTTTCCATAAGAGTACTGAAGCCATCGATGGCGCTACTATCTGCGTTTCTCCTAAGCACGCTCACCTCATCGCCGCTGCGCCTGAACTGCTCGAAAAACTTTCCGAAGCGGTTGAGCTTCTGGAGATTGACGACGACGCAAACACGGTAGGCACAGATGCGTGGGTGTGGCTTAAGCAAGCGCGTGAACTGCTTGCCAAAGCGGAGGGACGCCAATGATTGATTCCTGCTATTTCCACGCCTGCTGTGAGTGCGGCTTTGAAGCCTGCGAGTTTGACAAGAACCTGCAAGGCAAGGACCTGCTGATCTACGACGATGGCGGCTGGTTCTGCCGTGAGTGCTGGAAGCAGATGGATGCCGAACGGGAAGCGAAGTACACGGAGAGTGCAGCATGAAGAATTGGGACGTAACTTTGCCGATTGCTGGTCACGCATATGTGACCGTCGAAGCCGACTCGGAAGAAGAGGCCATTGAGAAAGCCTTTGATGTTGTCGAGTTGAAGCACATCGAGAATTGGGAAGCGCTCACGGCATTCAATCACGGAAATGTCTGCCATTGCCCTTCGCCTTGGGAGGCAGGAGCGCAACTTGCCTTTGGCGAAGACGAAGAGGATGGTGCCGCATGACTACATCTCTCATTCAGAAGCCCCAGCTTGATCCCGAGTTTGCGCAGCCGCACGAAACCAGCATCATTCAGTACGCCATTGAGCGCGGTGCTGGGATCGACACGATTGAACGGCTGATTGCCCTCAAAGAGCGCGAGGACGAGAACCAGGCACGGCGGGCGTTCAACGTGGCCTTTGCCGATTTCAAGGCTGAAGCCATAACGATCCTGCGCAGCAAAGAGATCACGTCTGGACCGCTGGCAGGAAAGAAGCATGTTGAGCTTGGCAGTGTAGTGAAGGCTGCGACGCCGGCCCTTGCCAAGCACGGCCTCAGCATCTCATGGAAGCTCACCAAAGACTCGCCTGAGTGGATGGAAGTGACCTGCGTTCTGCGGCACATTGCCGGCCACTCAGAGACGGTTTCGATGGGTGGGGCACCCGATACAGGCCCCGGCAGAAACGCAATACAGGCCCGTGGCAGCGCCAAGACGTACCTGGAGCGGTACACGGCCACTGCAATCCTCGGGCTGGCTCCAGAGGACGAGGACACGGATGGCGTGGCGCCTGCGCAGGTGATGAAGGCCAGCGAAGAGCAGCAAGCCAAGTTGCAGGAGTACGCCGAGTGTCTCAGGAACGCGCCGGACAAGCCGCAACTGAAGGCTGCGTTTGATCGCGCCATCGTCTACGCCAAGTCGGTAAGCCCGAAGGCTGGCTCCCGCATGACGGACATCTTCAACGAGTGCCTTGCGAGGTTCAAATGATGGGCGCATGGGTACTGCGTGTGCTGTGGTGTGTGCTGACTGGACATAGGACTACGGAGAAGATGATCCCCTTCAAAGCTCTCTCTAGAGTCGCCCTCTGCGATGTGTGCGAAAAGTGCGGCTCTATCGTGGGCGTCACCCTCGACGGGAAAAAGGTAAAGATATGAGAATCGTTTGCGCAACGCAGCATTCAGCCGAATGGATGCAGGCTCGGACCTTCGTAGTCACCGCTTCACGCATGGGTGATGCATCAGCCCGTTACGAGACGGATCGAAAAGGCCAATGGGTAAAGGGTGATTGGAAAGCCGCCCATTGGAACTACGTTTCCGAATTGGCATGGGAGGGTATCACCGGAGTTTGCGCAGAGCACTACGTTTCCAAGCCGATGGAGATCGGGACGCAGTATGAAGGCGAGGCGCGGGTTGAATACTGGCTCCGCACTGGGAATGAGGTAGAGCAGACAGGCTTCGTGCTGCACCCAAGGCTCAACTATCTAGGAAGTAGCCCGGACGGGCTTGTAAATCCTGACGGCGGGATAGAGATCAAAGTTCCATTGTTCAAGACCCATTGCTCCTACCTTGAGTCGGGCGAAATCCCGCAAGAATACAAACACCAGATGTACACCAACATGCTCTGCTGCGAGCGCCAGTGGTGGGACTTCGTCTCCTACTGCCCTCCCGACATTGCGCCCGAACTGCCTGACGAGTTCCGCATGTTCAAGAAGCGCTTGGAAGCCGATCAAACAATGTTCGATGCCATCGAGGAAGCCGCCACAGTGACGATGCAGCACGTTGCAGAGAGCATGGAGACGCTACGGAGGATGTACCCCGCCAAGTCTGCGCCGAAGAGCAAGCTGAACGCCGAACTAGAGGCAAGCATGGAAGCGCTGGAAGTCTTGGATGCCGACTGGGAAGCCGTTATCGAGCGCAGGGTGCAGAGAGTGGAAGAGGGGGTTGCGTGAGCGATCCGAGCTATATCTACGCGAAAAAGTTTCTACCCTATGTGCATTCTACGGGGCACAACGCGATGCTGATTCACGAAGTAGCAAGCGTGCGGATGTTTTGGGGCGATGACTCGAAGCTGACGATGATCGCTGAAACCGTTTGCGGCATGTCCAAGATACTTGCTCATCACTACAACAAGCCCGGAGAGGTTAAAGCGAAGATGTGCGAAATTCCTGATCCTAGCGCTGTATTGTGTGGGCGCTGCCACGGCGAATTGCCCACCTTTTCCAAGAGGAGAACTATTCGGATAAAGAAGCGCTGGGCTAAGGATCATCTGGGCTGCAAAGGAATAGTGGAAGTCATTGGACCCTACAAGCCACAAAAGAGGCGCCCATGAAACGTTCAACCCCCTTGCAGCGCAAGACTCGGCTCAGAGCACGCCGCCCTACGCCTAGAACGCACAAGCTGGTGCCACGGCTTACGGGCAAGGCTCTGGAGCAGCTACGCAAGGACTGCTATTGGAGAGATGGCGGTATCTGCCAAGAGTGCGGAGTGAGGATCAGCGATCTCTACCCAGACTGGCATGGGCTGAAGTACCACATGGCCCACATTCACGCCAAAAGGAACGGCGGAGACACGCTCAGCAACGTTCGCTCACTTTGTGGTGACTGCCATAGAGCAGAGCACGGCAACCCAAGGAGGGCCGCATGACCACCCAACAGCTAATCCTGCTCTCTCTCTTTGTACTGCTTGGTTTGGGCATGGCATGGATTTCATTTCGGGGCGCTGCATACAAGTCTACGAGGAGGACGAAGTGAGCAAGTTTCGCAAGAAGCCTGTAGTTATCGAAGCAACGCAGTGGCATGAGAACGGTGACCATCCGCTTGATGGAGTTGGGATGGAAGCCCCTGACGGCAATGGTGGCGTGTACGAGCGCATTGAGGGATTGGTTGTCAGATCCTTTCGTCGCCCCGATGTTCCCGGCGTATCTCTCTGCGATCACTGCCATACCCAAATGCATCATCACGGCTGGATCGACACGCTAGAAGGTGGGCATATCGTCTGCCCCGGGGACTGGATCATTACGGGCGTCAAAGGCGAACGCTACCCCTGCAAGCCAGACATTTTTGAAGCGACCTATGAGGCTGTAGACGAAGCTCTCGCGTAGACGTTTTGAAGCACGTACCAGTTAGTTGGGTTGTATCGGGGGATCGGGGAAAAGTGAGCAAGATACCGGCGTTTCAGTTTTATCCAGGCGATTGGCGCAAATCAATAGACGTTCAATCCCTCGGCTACTTCGAGCGCGGAGTATGGTTCGAAATGCTTTGCCTTATGCACGAATCCGAGCAACGCGGAAAGCTGATCATTCGGGGCAAAAAGATGACTAATGATACTCTCTCCCGGCTTCTCGGTTTGGATAAGCAAAGTTTCGAAAGGTGCTTAAGCACCCTCATTGACGCAGGCGTGGCAAGTCTTGACAAAGACACCGGAGCAGTGATCAGCCGGAGGATGGTTCGCGACGAACAGCTACGCATAATCCGTACCTCAGCGGGCAAAAAGGGCGGTAATCCAGCTTTGCTTAACCAAAATGGTAACGGGCAACCCAAAGGTTGCTTAACCAAAAAGGATAACCAAACTGGTGAAGATGAAGATGCAAATGAAAATGCAATTGAAATAACCCCGGAGATGGTTGCTTCGGCTGTGATTCAAGAGCTCCGCATCTCTGGCCGCAATCTGCGTATCGTGCTCGAAGAAATCGCCCGAAACGACATGGCTTGTGGGAAAACCGCAGACCAAGTGCGCGACGGCATGATCAGCGCCTATCACGAATTCCAAAAAGCAAAGCCAAGTCTGCAATTCGTAAAGGGTTTGGAGAAGTTCTACGGCGAAGGCGACTGGCGCGATTCGAAGACGTGGCCGTGGAAAGAAAAGAAATCCCCCGACGCCAAAACCGCAGCTGAATGGGAAGAGTTTGAAAACGGAGGCAAGAAGTGAAACCCACTGAAATGAAACAGATTTACGAAGAGGCCTGCCGTACCGCAGTTAACCGCCCCGTGCCAGATCCGGCGCAGGCGAAAGCATGGCTCGAAACCCTCGGATTCTTCGACGCCAAAGACGTTCGCGGGGGGCTGTCGCTGTGGTGGGCTTCCACGGCTTGCGATGAGCGCGGAGAAGTGCGCAGCAAGTGGCTCCCAGCACCCGCAGAGCTCAAGCCGCTGTGTGAGCAGGCGAGACGTGGCATACAGGCGAAGAAAGCGCAGGGAGAGCGCCTGGTGCTCTGGCAATGCCCATCCTGCAACGCGCGTCTCTCAGGGTTTCCGGTTCAAGGCGCATCACTTGAACGTCGCTGCCAAAAGCGCGTGAACGGCAGACCTACGCAAGACGGATTCCCGATCTGCGGCGCACTAATGAACGTGATTGTCGATGAAGCGAACGAGGGAACGAGCGAGATGGTTACTGCTACCGGCCTGCCATCCTGGGCGATCGGAAAGGACCCGGCATGACCGACTTCTACGCACTGAAGCGCTACCACAGGACGGTTGACTGGAGCATGGTTTGGTTCTGGGCTTCGCTGTGGGTGTTTGGGGTAGTTGAGGTGGGGCTGGCTATCTATGGGGCCATTCATCTGGCGCTGCGCTACAAGGAAGCGTTTGTGCAGTTCTTGCAGAAGGTGGGGCTGGGGGGATGAAGCCTTTTTACGAGCATGCAGGAATCACAATTTACCACGGAGACGCATGTGAGTTAGTTCCGAATCTCGGAACGTTCGACGCGTTAGTGACCGACCCGCCTTATGGTATTGGGTGGGCAGCTGCTCCGGGGAAATGGCAGCGACGTCGAGGTGCTGTAGCTGAGCACTGGGATGATTCCAAGCCAGAATTTCTAGTCGACATTTTGAAGCACGGTCGCTATCAGATTGTTTGGGGAGGGAACTACTTCGAACTTCCGGTTTCGCGTGGATGGCTTTGCTGGATGAAGCCCGATGCGCCTCCATGCATGGGAAACTTTGAACTCGCATGGACCAACCTCGATCGCACGGCGCGGCTCATCACTCATACGATTTCGGCAACTAATGCGGAGCGCGTAGGACACCCAACCCAGAAACCGCTGGCTGTGATGAAGTGGGCGATCGGATTTCTGCCGATGTGCTCGACACTTATAGACCCTTTCTGTGGATCAGGGACCACGTTAGTCGCGGCCAAATCATTGGGGATAAGTGCCTGCGGCATCGACATAGACGAACGTTTCTGTGAAATGGCAGCCAAGCGCCTAAGCCAAGAAGTATTCAATTTCGAGGCCACAGCATGAACGTAGCCGAGCTGCAGCAACTGCGATATTTCCCGCTGGCAAAAGCGTTTCTCTGCAACGACTGCCAGAACGTGCATAACAGCAATTCGTGGTGTCCTGCCTGCTCATCGAACGCCATCGTTCCGGTAACCAAGTGGGTAGCCGAGCTGGTGACGCGGTATGCGAAGGAGAGCAAGTGAGCGAGACGGGATATTACATCGACCTAGACAAACGACCATCGCACAAGCCGTTCTGGTTTCGTGTGCGCAGGGCTGTGAACTTGGCGAAGACGCTACGCCAGCCTGATGCCGACTTTCCCGATGGGATTCCGCTCAAGACAGTGTGTGAGGTTGCATGGGGCATCTGGCGTGAGTGCCCATGCGGAAAGTGCGACAAGAAGGGACCGTGGGGAAAGAAAGCATGAGCGAGCTGACCTTCACAGCCTATGGCACGCCGCGTCCGCAGGGCTCTGCCAAAGCATTTGTTCGCGGGAATAGGGCATTTATCACTTCCGACAACGCGAAGCTGAAACCGTATCGCCACACCTTGACGCAGGTAGCGCTAGAAGAGTTGCGCAGAAACGTGCCAGAAGGCCCCTTGTGCTCTCGGGGAGTCGGGGTTGAGGTTTCCATCGTCTGGCATATCGCCAAGCCCAAGAGCAAGGCAAAGCGCGTGATCCACATAACAACCAAGCCTGATACCGACAAGCTGGCAAGGGCTGTGCTCGATTCACTGACTGGTGTGGGCTACGAGGACGACGCGCAGGTGGTTTCGCTGTATGCAAGGAAGCAGTATGGAACGCCGGAGCGAACTGAAGTGCGAGTGCGGGCGATTGAAGACCCGCTGATCTGAAAGGAAAGCACGTGATACGGAAGGAAATAACGCATGGCTTCAATTCCGGCTATCGGCGGGGATGTAGATGCATGAGATGCAGAGTCGCGCATTCAGCAGCGGCGCACGCCGAGGCCGACCCTACTCGCCACATGGCGGTGGCCTTTGCGGAGAGATTTGGGGTCACGCCTAGAACTATCAGGGCCATCGGCACGCTACAGCTCTGCCTCTGCCGATCAGACGAAGCCCGCCGCATCCTGCTCCGAGCCGTGGAAGCTGAGAGCATCGCCGGCAAAAAGGCCAACGCTGTGATGAACGAAAGACGCAGGGCTGCATGATGTTCATCCTTTGGGACCACCGTTTGGGCTGGCTCCCTCAGGTGAGGGCGAGATGGAAGAAGTGGAGGAGGAAGTGATAGCGATGCTCGACACAAGTGAGAGTCTAGGGGTTTGCGAGGCTGAGATCGGCTGCCCTGTCGAGCAACTGTTTACTCCGTTGACTCGATTCCTGTGCCAAGATCCAGAGGCTCACTTTGGCATCGATAACGGCTGTTTCAAGAAGTTCTTTGAGCAAGCGTTTCTGTCGCTTCTGGAACGGGAATATGAGCGCAGGCACTTATGCCGATTCGTCTGTTGCCCCGACATTGTAGGAAGCGCCCGTCGCACGCTGGAGATATTCGAGCGATGGAAGCATCGGCTTGCTGGCTGGCCTATCGCGTTAGTCGCTCAGGACGGCTTAGAGGACATGACGATTCCGTGGGATGACATTTCGGCCATTTTCATCGGCGGATCGACGCAATGGAAGGACGGTCCACATGCAGGTGCGATTGTGAGGACCGGAAAGATACTCGGCAAGTGGGTCCACATCGGCAGAATCAACACGCCGGGGCGCTTCGAGAAGTTTGAGGAACTCGGAGCCGATTCGATGGATGGCAGCGGCCTAGCTAGATACTCATGGATGCGCCAGAGGATTTACGACGCGCAACACAAACCGACGCTGTTTAGCGATGTGCAACACGAAGTTACGCAATAAAAGGAAAGCAGAAATGAAATACCAAATCACAGTCATTGACGATTCACCAGATTCTCCATTCGCGCATGGAGCTACCGACTCGCGGCCCATCACAATCCAGCGCAGAACAGCAGTGGATTTTGAGGTTCAGGGGCGACTCAAATCACAAATAAAAGGAGATGCGATGAAAATTTCAATTCAGGTTGTTGACGGCAAAACAAGTTCAGTCTTACTGCAACACGAAATCAGCGTACCAGATGAGATCCCGTATGCGCCCGAGGAAATTCAGGGCGGCCCAATGACTCTATGGGGCTTAAAGACAGCGTTGGATTATTGGCTATCGAGGCTCCCGGAGAGCGCCGATGAGCCACGAATCTAGCAGTGCAGTATCGCTCGAACTTATCCGATTGTGCAGAAACTATCCCGTCACCGAGGCTGAAGTAAACGAGGCCCTGCACAACCTGCACCCAAACAAAGACGACTGGACTGCGTTCGAGCGCTCAAACATGGAACGCGCCCTTTATCTGTTCTGGAACAAGCGCAGAATGGAACTTAACGCAATGCGGTAGCCCCTATCAGGGCAACACAGAGGAGAGCGGAGATGCCAAGAATTGATGTGAAGTCAGAGCGTATTAACGGCGGCATGGTCATCAGTGCCCACACGAAAGATTGGGACCTAATGCAGTCATTCCCGCACACGATAGTGCAGGACATTTGCGACGCGATTGTTACCCGCTTTCTCGAAGAGAACCGCGAAGCCATTTTGACTATCGTGCAGGACGCGGAACTGCTATCTACGGCGTTGGCAAAAGAAGTCAGTTCCAGAGTGGGCAAAATGATTGCCGAAAACAAGAAGCGCGAACAGGAAAGAACGGCTCGCAACTGAGAGGGGGATGCACAGATGGGCGTCGAGAGACAGATACCGGAACTAGAAACGATTGCAAGATGCGAAGTGTGCGGAGGTGACGGAGCCGTTGACTCTGGCGGTGTTCAGCCGTGGGGCGAGGCGATCTTCGTCAAGTGTGGCCACTGCAATGGAACTGGCAAGGAACCGCCGCCCGAAGAGATGTGCCAACTGTTCGAGATGTGTGAGTTGCAGGGCGTTCACCCCGAACTCAAAGCCGCAGTCGGGGCGCTGATTCTGCGCTGCATGGACGCCGAACTAAAGCTCCGCAGACTTCCTGCCGATTGGTTTGAGGATTCAAGCCTAGAAACATGGTTCCCGCTGACAGCCGAGCGCATCGCCGACCTCGCCGCAGAGGTGGCACAAAAGGATGCTGAAATAAAAAGACTTCGCCGTATAATAGAGGGGTCAGGTGCTAGTAACACCGGACAAAGCCCAATCGCTGTTGAGGAGCGACCGTGACCCCTTCCCAATCTTATCGCGAGATCCCTCTTGCTGGCGGCAAGGTAGCCATTGTTGACGCGGCGGTGTATCCGCGCCTAGCGGCATTTAAGTGGCGAGCAATCCGCGTGAACGCATTCAATGCGGTGAAGTTCTACGCTGTTCGCGGCTATCAGATCGACAACAAGCTTTTCACGGTTCTGATGCACCGAGAGGTATTAGGCATTCCCGCTGGCGACCCGCGAGAGGTTGACCATATTCGCGCCGATGACACCCTCGACAATCGCGTGAGTAACTTGCGCATTGCCAGCCATAAGGACAATGGCCGCAATTCAGGAAAGCGCCGGGATAGTACCTATCGCTTCAAGGGCGTAGCGCGTGCATCTCGTTCTACCAAATACAGGGCCAGAATAAGGATCAACGGCAAACAAGAGAGTCGCGGCTACTTTGAGACTCAGCTAGACGCTCATCTGCACTATTGCGTTCTCGCGCTACAGCACTACGGGGAGTTCGCCAACTTTGGGGAGGGACCGATGGACGTAACGAAGGAAGAATTTGAGGCGGTACGTAAGAGAGCAGTAGAAGCGGAAATTGCCTTGGAGAGTCTGACCAATGCTTTGACGAAGGCGAATGCTGGCTTTGAGGAGCACGAACGCAAGTGGTATTTGGCAACAGACGAAGTCGAGAAGCTTAAGGGGCTGCTCCGCGAGTGGCGTGGCAATGGCAGCACGATGAGTCCAGCTTATAGCGACCTCTGCAAGCGCACAGACCAGCAATTGCAGCCCAAGGGAGAACAACTGTGAACGAGTTGAAGCCGTGTCCGTTTTGTGGAAGTAAAGCGAGCCTATGCAGTCCTGCCGACAGGCACGGGCGGTTCTATGTGGCTTGCATGGGCAGCGATTGTTGGTGCGCAATGGGAGAGTACTACGATCCCGACGGAATGCCTGACCACCGCTACTACACCGACGAACAAGCCATCGCAGCATGGAACACG